GTGTATCTGGTGTATCTAATGTTCTATTAGTCAATTGTATCAATGGTTTTAATCAATTTTAGTGGTGTATCTATGGTGTATCTATGGTGTATCTTGGATACACCACTCTTGCTGGAACGCAAATAGTTGGTTGTTGGGAACTAGTCATTACTCTGTATAATCTATATAGTAGAAAATTATGTATAAAAAACTACTGATGCTTAAACAGGGTGTTGATGTGCTTAGAGGCACAAGTAAATTAAAAGATTTTGCATCTGATATAAGTAATAAAATTAATAAAAAGTATCAAGGAAGGTATTTTTTTGAAAGAGCCAAAACTAAAAAAGCAGATAAGGGTAGAGTTGAAGCTGCTAAAAGCTTTGCTAAAACAAATACTGACCCGAAAGGAAAATACGGAGTTAAAACCGTTCCTAAAAAAGAGAGGCTAATGTTAAGAGGTAAGTTAACAGCTAGAGAAACTGCTGTTGGTAGAAGATTGTTTGAAAAATTCGCACCAGTAAGATCTCCTTTTCATTATAACTCTCAAAGGCAGGGAAGACTTGGTAGAATTATCGTACCTAAAAGTGCACTAAAAAGGTTGAAAGTGGATAGAAAATTAACTAGAGAAGTAAGAAAAGAAAATAAGGGTGGTATAGTTTAATTATGTATAAAAAATTAGAACTTACATTGATGCTTGGTAAAGGATTAATTAAAAAAGTAGTTGGTGCTGTCAACAAAGACAGAACTGATGTGAGAAAACTTAGGAAGAGCAAAGAATTAAAATCCAATAAAGAAACCACTTATTTAAATAGAGCTCAAGAAAGAGTAGAGACAGCCAAAGATGTTAAAAATGTTTCCTTAGGTGCGATGAGAAAAATTAAAATGCCTAAAGAAGGTAGGGAAGCTTTTGAAACAACCTTTAATAAAGTTATCAAAAAAAGAGCTGGTGTTCGTAATATTTTAATGGATCCAAAATATTTAAAAATTAAAAAAAACAAAAGAGGTGGGATAATTTAATTATGTATAAGAAATTTAAAGTACTTGGACAACTTGGTTCTCACTTGTTTACCACAGGTAAAAACTATTTTAAATCTGGTGGTAAAAAAACTAAAACTATTATGGCTGAATCTAATGTGACTAAAGAAGTTGCAAAAGCTGATATCAAGAGTGAGATTAAAAGAAAAGCTTTTCCAAGAGGGGGTAAAAGACCTTCTGATTTTTATGATAAACCTAAAGGAAGATAATGCCTAGTGGACTTAAGAGAAAAGAGTTAAGGACCGAACTTGACTTAACCCCCAAACAAACAATGTTCGTGGAAATTTATGTGAAAGATTGGGGATCCATTACTCAAGCCGACGCATTAAAACGTGCGGGTTACCACTGCACTAATGAGAAAGATTATGGCTCTGTTGCATCCAGAATGTTATCGAGAAAACTACATCCCCATATTGCAAAATACTTTGATAAATTATTTGAGAGAGAAGTTAAAAAATACGAAGGGGACAACCTTAGAAGATATAAAAGGTTAGAAAGAATTGCTGACAAAGCAGAGAAAGAAAAACAATTCGCTGCTGCTATTAATGCTGAGTATAGATCTGGTCAATTAGCCGGTGCTTATATTGATAAAAAAGAAATAACCGTCAGTGGTTTGGAAGGAATGTCCCGTGAGCAACTTGAAAAAAAACTTGAGGAACTATCAGTCAAAATCGATGGCCACAACGCCAAAACGATTGATGTTAAGCCCCAAGACGCTACAGTTATTGAAGAAGGCTAGTTGGTCGGAGTGGTTAGATGTTTTTAACCAAGTACATAACTCAACTATGGTTGCTTCTGTTGGTGAGATTAAAATAAAGGTTAACGAGGAAGATTAAAAAATGGATAAACAAGCTAAATGTACAGACTGTGATTGTAATTGTCATTGCAATAATAAAGGACACTCTGATTTATATGGAGTATGTCCTTGTGAGAAATGTAAGTGTAGTAAAAAAGAAGTAGTTGTTGATGATGCTGATGAATGTTTAAGTTGTCAGTAAAATGAAGATTAAAGTGGGGCCTTAGTGGATGATTAGAAAAAAAACCAAACATTTTAAAAAAGACATTAAATTAATTCCTATTGAAGTTAAAGGTTTACCTAACCAAGTTAGAATTGGTTATAAAGATGTTAAGATTAAATATGTAAGACCAGATTATAAAAAATGGGAAATGACCGATTGTTTTGGTGAATATGATTACAGACAAAACACCATACAGATACAACACGACTTATGTGGGCAAGAAAGAGCCAACACCCTTATTCATGAGATCATGCACGCAGCAGTACAAGTTTCAGGACTCAACCAAGAAAAAGCTCCCTTAGAAAAACCAGAAGCTGAGGAAGCTGTTGTTAATCAACTGACTAATGTGATGATGGGTGTTTTCAGAGATAACCCCTGGTTAGTCGAAATGTTGGGCACTGATTTAGAAAATACTGATTAAATTATGAGCGCTAAAAACAATGAAGCAAGACTTTGGCAAAAGGTTAAGAAAGGTTTAGCTGATTGCTTTCTAACACGCATAGAATCTAGCACTATCAATGGTATTCCAGATATTCATGCAGTGCATAAACAGGAAGTATTTTGGATAGAATTAAAATCAGATTCATTAAGTTATCCTGCACTAAATAAGTGGCAGATTGTGTGGATTAATAAGTATGTAAAAGCCGGTGGTAAAGTAATTATCCTAAAAGAGAACTTGGGCAAGACCCCTTTGCAGAGTGCCCTTAAACTGTACCGACCGGTGTCACTGTTCACTGAACCTCGTTTACTGACCCCTCGTTTCTCGTTCTCGTCCCCTTATCACTGGCCCGCGGTCCAGCAGCAGGTGCTCCGGGAGCTGGGATCACCGCCTGATGCAGCGTAATAGCTCGTTCTCGTTTCCCGGCCACTGATACTTTTTCCTCTTTGTTAATGTCAGTGGCCCGGTAACCAGCAGCAGAGCTGAGTAACCTGAGTAAGCTGAGTAACCTCGTTTAAAAAAGAAAAATAAAGCCCTGAGTAAGTTGAGTAAGCTGAGTAACCAGCAGCTCAGATGCTGGATCTCGTTTCTCGTTCTCGTTTAAGGTGAACCTCGTTCTCGTTTCAAGGATACCGCATCCTCCCAGCAGCGTAACCTTCAGAGCCCCATGCACCAGCTCAGGAAACTTTTGCTTGACCTCGATCCCATGATGTCGTATGGTCAGACAAATAAAGGAGGAAAAGATGTTCAGGAAGATAAGACCAAATAATTTAGATAAAATAAATAGACTTCAAGTAATGAAGACATATCCTATAGGGGCGATGGGTAAAAGAGATGTTCGTATAAATAGATTAATAAATAAATTATATAATAGAAACGTCTTGGAACAGACTTCAATAACAAAGGAGGAAAAGATGGCAGTAGATTTCGAAGCATTAGATCTCGTTCGAACACAGAACAGAGCTCGTTCCTACAACAAGAGAGTTGGGGAGCTGGCGCAGCAGGTGACTGACCTTCAGGAGCTGGCAGCTCAGATGGTAAAGGAGTTGCCCGAGACTAAAAAATGGTCTTTCGAAGAAAGATTAAAAAAGATCAAAAATACTAGTTGACAGATATCCCATCATGTCTTATATAGAAGGGGCTGCTAGGAATTCGCGAACGGCGGCTTAGCAGCTAACCAAAGGAGAGCAAAATGACTATAAGTAAAAAATTAATAAAACAGATGAATGATCACTACGGCTCAGAATATATTAAAGAAGACAAAACTAAACAAGAGAACAAACCTGAAGACGGAAAAGTTTATTCGTTGACCGGTGGCCGGGGCACTGCATGCATCGCTAATGGTAACACATGGAAAGAATCGGAGGTGAAGGATGACTAAAGAAATTCAAGAATGGTACAAGATGCCCAGTATAAAAGAATGCCTCGTGGAGTATGAGAAGCAGGACATAGGTTTAATAGCAGACATTGCAAAGCACGGCTGCTCGGGCGGCGTGTCGGGAATCACGTATTACTCAGAAACTGATGCATTTTATGATGAACATCAGGAGGAGCTCTGGGAAATGATCCGCCAACACTCGGATGATGCGGGCCTGAAGAACGGTGAGTTTTTGCAGCACATCTCTCCGGACCCAGGCTCGTTGACCCAGCTGAGAAATGATTTCGTTTGGTGGGGTGTAGAGGTCCGTGCGCAGGAGCTGCAGGATGACTCACCAGCAGCTGGAACCAAGTCTTGACCTTCGTTGTCGTTTGGCTATGTCTTCTCTTCATGTTCCCGGGCATAACCTTAGCTGGGACCGGGATCCTGGTGCTCTCGCTCGTTGGTATATTATAATACCTAGACCTCGCCGTCTCGTTTAAGGGTGCACTGCAGCTCAGAGCTGGCTGCCTTCAAGCATCTGGATCCGCAGCGCATACCCAAATTCCCGTCTTGTCTCGTTCTATGTGGGTAAATAATTAGTGTGCTAAACCTATAAAGAGGATAGGTGGTACTTTCTCAGGCTCAAGCATTTGCAGTTTAGAAGAATTATAAAAGATAATAGTTGCACTAGTGCATAGGATACGATAAGACATTAGACTTAATCAACAAAGGAGAAAAGATGGGACTAGACCAACACGCAAACCTACGAGGTGAGCAAATAGACTGGAAAAAATATTACTCTGATGATAACGATCAAGAGAATATTTTTGTCTGGAGAAAACACGCAAGACTTCAGCAGTTCATGGCGAAGAAGTGGGACGCACAAAACTCACACCATGACCATGAGGGAGACCTATCACATTTAGGTTTTAATGGAGATTGTGAAGCACCTTGTTATATGACCGAAGAAGTAGTCAAGGAATTAGCCGAAGCTATTCAAAATGGCTACAAGGATTACGAGGCAACTGACGGATTTTTCTGGGGGCAACAGTTCCAAAAAGATAGTGTCGAGGAGTATAAGGAACAAGATATAAAGTTCTTG